TGCCATTGAATTCGTCTGCCCATAGAAGGTTTGAGTCAAGAGCAAGCTCTGAGGAGCTGCTTGATGGCTCGGAACTTGATGATGTCATTGTTGATGAACTACTTGATGACTCGGCATTCGATGATGCATTGTTCGCAGAAATGGAACCGAAGTGCAAATCTCCAAAAATTGTTTTAGATAATGGTCATTATAAAATTTGGGATGAGCCAAATGAAGAAAGGACATATGTTGCAGGCGTTGATACAGGGGAAGGAGTTGGGCAAGATTATTCAACAATTCAAATATTAGACATTACTGATTTGAAAGATATTCGACAAGTAGCAGTATATCGTAATAATGAAATTGTTCCTGCTGAATATTCAACAAAGGTTTATGAAATACTTCGAAATTGGGGGTCACCATTAGCACTAATAGAACGAAATAATTGTGGTGCTCAAATTGTTGACCGATTAATATATGATTTTGGGTATCAAAAAATTGTTAATTATGGCGGAGTTAAATCTCATCGTAAAAAACAAATGCCAGGTTTAGTATCTCACACTAATGTAAAACACAAAGCTATTCTTAATGAAAGATATTGGATTAACGAATTGAGATGTGTTGCCATTAATGATATTTTAACATTAAAAGAATTTAAAGATTTCATTAGATATCCAAACGGTCTTTGGAAAGCAGCGTCTGGAAAAAATGATGATTTAGTTATGGCATTCATTTTTGCGCTTTTTATTCTTGATAAAGATTTGACTGAAATGTATTTTGAAATAATTGATTTAGATGATAATGGGAAGCCAAAAATTATTGAACCCATGGATCTTCTCGGACCCGTTTTTGAAAAGGCAACATCGATATATGATAACAACGAAATTATAGGAGTAAATAATAATATGATTCTTCCTGTTTATTTCGGAGAACCGTTTGAACAAAAAACAGAAATGGAAGAATTGCTAATGCAAGGGTTTATACCATATGGAAAATTCTAATACAAATATTCAATCAATTACTAATCGAAGCAGAGTTGATAAATTTTTGCTTGTTTTTGATTTGCCTCCTATTTTAAAGCCAAAAATTCGAAAAGTTACAAGAGGCATTGATACTATTAATATTGAATCAGTTCAGTTTACAATTTATGGAACAGTTGTTCCTGAAATAACTGTTCCTGCTATTGAAACTAGACATGCTGGAAGTACTCTTTATATTTCATCTCATAGTAAAAATTCATATCCACCAGTTCAAGTAAAATTTAAAATTGACAATGAATATAGCAATTATTGGACAATTTATACATGGATAAACTTACTGCATGATCAGTATTATGGTTTTTATAACGCAAACCAATTAGAAGCAATCGATGAAAATTTCAATGATTATGTTACAGATTTAACAATTTACGGTAAAGATGAATTTAATGAAAATCGAATTAAATTTGTTTATAAAAAGGCATTTCCAACTACTATTGAAACTGTAAATTACAATTATCAAGAAGAAAATGAAATTGAATCTGGTTTTACGTTTGTATATTCACAACTTTTAGTAGATTTACTATAACTTGTCAATTTATTGTAAATTTTCGTTCAAAAAATCATAAATATTTTTATGGCAACACGTACAATTCAAAGCCCCGGCGTCGAAATCCGAGAAGTAGATTTATCTCTTAGAGTACCCCAAAATATCGGAACAAATTTTTATCTTACAGGATTTGCACAGCAAGGACCATTAGATGAAGTTATTAAAGTTTCTACAAAATCCGAAGCTATTCAAATTTTTGGAGCACCAACTAATCCTGCAGAGCGATATTTCATGCATACTATGTTTGAATTGCTTAATTCACCTGGTAATGTATATGTAAATCGTTTACCATATGGCTCTGGTACAGGTGATGGGTTCGGTAGTATGTATTCAGCTCTTGTTTATCCAGTACAAGCAGTTCAATCAGGTTATGTTTATGGTAATACCAATGGTGATACTAAATATTTTAATTTATCAGCAGCAACATTTTCAATTAAATTAAATGGAGGCAACACATATACCTTTGGATTTAGTAGTATATCTTATGCTCCCTTATTATCTTCATTGGATGCTTATGTGTTATATACTAATGGTACAGTTACTAATGCAGCTTTGTTTGATGGTCTTTCTGCGGCTATAAATACACTTGAACCTAATGCAACATTTACGAAAACATCAAATGAGTTATATATTGGCATAGCAAGTTGTAGTGGTAGTGTTATTGATACTCAACTTCCAACTGGCCATACATTAACAGTTCCCAATAGTGGCATGGTAACATCTACATTAGATTTGGCAACAGCTGTATATGTACTTGGTCAACCAACACATTTTGAATTAACAGAATCAGAATATTTAGATATTTTAGAGGGAACAGCTTATAATTGGTTATCAACAGGTGCTACTACTTTTAAAAAATTTACTGATTGGGGTAGTGCAGGACTTGTTGTTCTTAATAAAGCACAAACAACTATCAATGGGCAATATGAAGGATATTATGTAGGTTTACTTGATAATTCAAACATTAACCCAGCATCAAATTTCGATGGTATTTTATATGCACAAACTGTAAGTCAAGATTTAACATGCACAGATGATTATTTAACGATTCCTAATGGAACATTGGATTTTCATCTTTCTTCAGATTATGCTTCTGGTCCAACAAATAGTGTGTCAGAAATTATGGAAAAACTGACAAATTATGACATTGATGGCCGTGATGATGATGATGTTTTAAATGTTGGTGTGTTTAAATTGCGTAAATCAGTTTATGCAACTCAAGCATTTAAGTTAGATGCGGTCCTTGAAGACGCAATTGTTGGTTCTATCGATAGTCACCGTACACAACTTAATCCATTAGGTGGATTGCCAAAGGCATTTTTCCTTGAGGCTACAGATAATAATTCGCGCAATGTTGAAATATTGGTTAATCCATATATTTCAAATAAATTCCGCGATTCGTCATTAGATGTTACAGGAATACCACGGAAAAAAGTACGAGTCCTTACAAGACAATTGAGGGCAAATACAAATTCTAATATTACGGGTCTTACAACTAATGCTCTCGATCAAATGAGATTAAATGGACTTAATTATGCAGATAGCCTTTATTCTTTAGGGGCATATGCAGATGCAAAAATGGATGAAAAGATAATTGGGGCCTTACCTGATAAAATTGAACGTGCTTTAGATGCTGTTCGTTGTGAAGAATTATATGACATTGATGTTGTTGTAGAAGGCGGATTGACAACAATTTATGTTGCAACATCATCAAATAATAAATTGTATTTTGATGATATTGCATATGACGATACTCTCGAAATAGCTATTTCTGCATTGCGTACATCACGAACGCTTGATGCAAAAGGCGAAAAGGTAAGAGGAGATTGTTCAGTTATTTTCAATAAATTCGAACAATTTTGTTCACCCTCACACATTGGTGGCGGCCGTGGCGATTGTATTTATGTTGCTGATCCGCTACGCTATATATTTGTTGTGGGTAAAAATTCGAAGGTTCTAGCAGACAGAGCAAAGAATTTCCAACAACATATATACTGGGCACTGAAGCATCAATTTGAATTTGAAAATACATCTTATGCAGCAACCTATGCAAACTGGTTACAAGTATATGATGAATATTCTGGTGAAAAGGTATGGATACCAAGTTCGGGATATGCCGCAGCTTGTATGGCAAGATCTGATGCTGCATCATTCCCGTGGTTTGCACCTGCAGGTCTTAACAGAGGTCTTCTTTCATATACAGCAGTTGATTTGGCAGTTATTCCAAATCAAAAGCAAAGAGATGAACTTTATAAATCAAACTTTAATCCAATTTCATTCTTCCCAAGTCAAGGGATGGTGATTTTTGGACAAAAGACACTTCTGCGTAAGCCAAGTGCGTTTGATAGAATTAATGTACGTCGTCTATTCCTTGCATTGGAACGCCCAACAAAGAAAGCAGCACAATATTTTGTATTTGAGCCAAATACAGCTTTTACAAGAACAAGAGTTATTAATACATTGACTCCATTGTTTGAAAAAGCAAAGAATAATGAAGGCCTCTATGATTACATAATTGTCTGTGATGAAAGGAATAATACTCCCGAAGTCATTGACAATAATGAATTAGTAATTGATATATATCTTAAAGCAGTTCGTGCTGCAGAGTTTGTCTTGGTTAATTTCATTGCAACACGCACGGATGCTAATTTCCAAGAAATAATCAATGCTTAATAAAAATAGGATTAAAAGGATAAATATTTTTATGGCTGAAGTAAATCGTGATATATCAACAATTCAAACGTTTTTTGCAAAGGCAGCACAAAGACAATTTGCAAGAGATTTCTTATTCCGAGTAAAACAAATTAATCTAGCTAATGCACAAGGATTTGATGGCGAAGATCAATTAGTATATGCAAGATCAGCAAACTTGCCTGGCCGTGATATCGAAGACAAATTGGTTAACTATTTCGGTCAAACCTTTCATGTTCCAGGAAAATCTTCATATCCGGGATCTGATTCATATTCAATAGAGTTTTATCATGACGAGAGTTGTGATTTACGATCACAATTCGAATTAGCATCTCGTATTATTTTTGATAATGATACGTCTACAGGAGAATATGGTATGCCCGGGGCAGAAAATGTTATTGTTTTGGAGGCCATTGATCGGGGACTGAATCCTGTTAAACAAATTGTTTTAATGGGTGTATCGATCCGTAATGTTGGTGAAATTACATATGAAATTGCAGATGGTACTGGCGAAGTTAAAACATTTCCAGTAACATTTGCATATCATTGGTATAATATGTACTAATGTTTAAGGCTTTGCTATTAAATATTTTATATGTCTGGTAGTGTCCGTGCTTTTCTTGAGAAGTTTGCAAATAATCCTCGGTTTGCTTTGCCTTTACCAGTATTATGGAAAGTGGATATTCAAGGCATTCATGCGGCAATTATAAGTTCGATATTAATACAAGCAGGCGAAAAGTGGACTGCAAGAAATGAGATAGATGATTATATCGGTGATGATACTATTTTAGTTGCTCAAGAAATTACAATACCCAACGAATCACTTAATATTCAACCATATGGTGTAGATGATAGGGGAGGATTTTTACCAGGATATGGCATGATTGAACGAACAGATTTTGCAAGTCGTGCATTTACAATTAATTTTTTAGAAACACATGATGATATTGAACATAATCTTTTCAGGCCATGGTTAATGGCATTAGCAATTGAAGGATTAGTAAAATCACAATTAAAAGCAACAGTAACAGTTAAACAATATGGCAATGATGGATCATTTCGGAAGGGATATGAATTTAAAAAGGCAATACCGATAAATGTTGAAGGTGGCGCAGCATTAAATTATGCTAATACTGATTTCATTGTTAAGACTGTGTCTTTTATATGTGAAAATTACGCACAAATAAAACAATAACATGACATATGATATTATTGTTCCTAATAATAAAATAATTTCATGCAAAGAAATTAAATTTGAAGATATTATTGATTTAGCTAAGGCCAATGAAAACAACGACGATTCAAGTATTAGAACAAAATTAAATAGTTTTTTAATTAATGCATCGTCTTTTAATATTGTTGAAAAAACATATGCTCTTTTAAAATTAAGAGCTTTATGCATTGATGATAGTATTAGATTGTCGTTTAATAATAAAGATATTTCTATTGATACGGATTTAATATTAAAACAAATAAATTCTTTTGACTATGATGGCCATTTCCAAAAGAAATTGATTAATAATATACTCTTCACTTTAAACATGCAAAATAATTTCATTATTAACATTAATGAGCTTTTTGCATTTGTTATTAAAGAAATACAATTTCAAAATGAAACATTGAATATTTATAAATTATCAAAAGAAGAACAATTAAAAGCTATTAATCTTTTACCAGCGAATGTTTTTGATAGTATTGTAAAGTATATTGGCGATCAAATTTTAAAAACAGAAATTGTAA